GTACAAAGTTCCAAACGAGACGTACAAGAACATTTTGTATTAACTGTTAACGAGTACTTTAATAAAAATTGGAATGTGCTTCAAAAACATCCTAAGTTATTATGGTTGTTGCTGTGTATGTGCAGTTATGACAAGAGTACTGTGTTCTTTCACCAGTGGTTAGGAAATAAAAAGAAAGAAGGCAGTAGTAAGAAATCTAAATTTTTAGAAGAACTATACCCTAATAAAAAACTAGACGAAATTGAAATTATGGCAAAACTGTCTACAGACAAAGAGCTTAAAGATCTAGCAAGACGACACGGGTATGACGAAGCAACTATTGCCAAAAAGATTAAATGATAATTAGTTCCGAAAACAAAACGTACACTTGCCAATTTTGTAAATCAGGATTTACAAAGGAAAAAACATTGGCTGTACATTTGTGCGAGCAAAAGAGACGATCTCTTGCTAAGACTGAAAAACATGTGATGTTGGGATATGACACTTATAACAGATTTTACAGAAAAACGCAAAATAGTAAACAAGATAAAACTTATGAGGATTTTGCTAGGAGTCCTTATTACAATGCTTTTGTCAAATTTGGCAGCTTTGTTAGTAATGTTAATCCTTTGTACCCGGACCGATTTATTGACTACGTTGTTACCAGCGGAGTCAAACTTGACCATTGGTGCAGGGATGAGTTGTACGACAAGTATGTTATCAATTTGGTCCGGACGGAAACCGTAGAAACTGCTCTACAGCGAACTATTAATCATATGATGTCGTGGGCTGATGACAACAATAGTCAATGGAATCATTATTTTCATTATGTGAGTCTTAGTCGTGCCACTTATGATATTAAAGATGGAAAAGTAAGTCCATGGTTAGTATTAAATAGCTCAAGCGGTAAAGCAATGATAAAGAAATTTACAGACGATCAGTTGACTGCCGTCACTGCAATTATGGATATACCGTTTTGGTTAAACAGGTTTAAAAAACTGCCGGCAGATACTGAATTAGTTCGTCAAGTAGCCAAGGAATCAAATATATAATGCCAGATATTGATATTGACTTTGCAGATAGAACACGAGCCCTTGAACATTTCAAACACGTTACTGCGGCTATAGAAGACCATGGCACTTTTAAAAAGCACAATACCGGCGTGTATTGTACTAGTATACCGTACAATCCATTAACTGGATTAAGTACAATAGATTACAAACAGGCAGAAGACAGGGGATATTTTAAAATAGATTTCCTGAATGTAGGCGTCTATGAAGGTGTTAAAAATAAAGAACACTTGAAAAAATTACTGGAGACTGAACCGTTATGGGATTTATTGCAACAGGACGACTTTTCAAATCTGCTGTTTCACGTGAACGGACACGGATCAATACTTCGAGAAATGCAACCAAAGACCATCGAGCAACTTGCGGCTGTACTAGCAATGATTCGCCCTGCAAAACGCTATTTGATAGGTCAAGACTGGAACAAAGTTTTAGACGAGGTGTGGGTAAAGCCTGTCGGAGATGAATATTATTTTAAGAAAGCCCACGCGGTGGCATATGCGGCGGCCGTTGTGGTGCAGATGAATTTAATTTGTGAAAAATTAACGAACCTTACGGACTAACTGTACACTCTTACGTTTAACACGTTTAACAGTTAAATTCATTAAATTAACACACGGACCAAGTAATATTCGTGTATCTTTGCTGTTAAAAGTTTTGATAGCATACTGGAATGGATATATCTGTTCTCTACAGAATATATTAATTGGAAATTGTCGATTTGATTCCCACCACCATGCTTCGCCAATAATTAAAAATTGAGATTTTTCTTCTGGTGTACGAATAGCATTTAGATCATAGAAACTAGTAACAAACTGATCTTGATTTATAATGATACCCACGTATTCGTTTTCACCGTAGTTTAACACGCTGATAAAGGGTAGTTGTTGTTCTATATTGTCTCGTAGTTTTGCCATAAATAGTATATAAAGGTCCGTCCAAATGCAAAAAATTTCAAGTTATTTATATTCTAATAGGGTCATACTATTAGCCAATTTGGCAGGATTTACTGTGGAGTATACAAACGTGTATCAGAGAACAATAAAAATTTATAATGGCATTGATAACACCATTGAGTTTGATATAAAGAATGCCGATCAAAAGCGTATTGATTTATCAACACTGCCAATTATCAAACTTAATGTCATGGATGCACAGGGTAATGCTTTGGGAAATAGCCCGTACACTGTTACTCCAACTGCATTGAAAGGCATTGCCAAAGTTGTTATACCTCAAGACGATTTAGATGAATTGACCAGTCAATATTTAAAATACAGTGTTTCTGCCATGAATACCATGGGTGATGATGTGTTGTTATACGCTGACACAAGATTTGGTGCCGTGGGCACTATAGAAGTAGTCGGCGATGCTATGCCAACTTTTCGAGATGATAGGGTATATGAACACTTTACACAGGAGATAGATCTCGATGGCAATGTTACAAATCACACACCTGCAATAACCACAAAATTTTACGAAGCCGAGCCTGTTAAGATTCTTGATTTTGAAATTGAAGTTACTAACTTTAAAGGAACCATTTATTTAGAGGGAACGGAGAACAGCACTATTTCAGTGAATTCTTATTTAAATGCAGTGCCTATTCGAACAATAACTACCACAGTTGCAACCACTACAACTATCACATTTAATGATGTTGAGATTGGTAACTACAATTATTTTAGAGTTTCTTGGAAAAACGGAAACTATAATTCGGCATTCGGAACAGTTGACAAAGTAGTGGTAAGTTAAGTATAATGTGCTATGAGCCTCATAGCCGACACACTATTACAACACTTACCAGGTAAGCGAAAACAAACTCCAAGCGGTTGGATAAGTTTTAATGCCCCTTGCTGTGATGATAAACGCCAACGTGGCGGTTTTATCGTCAATGCCGGTGATGCTGTCAGCTATCATTGTTTTAATTGCCAGTTCAAAGCCAGTTGGCAACCTGGCAGAGCAATTAGTCAAAAGATGAATAAGTTAATGCGATTACTCAACATGAGTGACGACATTATAAATCAATTACGTCTAGAAGCTCTTAGATTAAATGACAATACAAATACAGTAATACGTAGTGTTATACCTAAGTTTGAACCACGTGAATTACCGCCTAATAGTGAACTCATTTCCAGTTTAAACCATATCCCGGACAAGCTAGTTCCTGTACTCGAGTATCTTTCAAATAGAAATTTATATCTCGAAGATTATCCTTTCTATTGGACTCCTAAGATAGGTTTTAGCAACCGGTTGATTATACCGTTCCTCAAAGACAATGTCATTGTAGGATACACTGCCCGGGCCATAGGCAACGTTAAACCCAAGTATATTAGCGAGCAACAACCGGGATATGTGTTTAATTTAGATAGACAAATAAACAATCGAGACTTCGTAATTGTTTGTGAAGGGCCGTTTGATGCGATAAGTATTGATGGATGTGCTTTACTTGGAGCAGAAATAAAGGACAGTCAGAATTGGTTGCTTAAACAACTAAGCAAGGAAATTATATTAGTACCAGACAGAGATCACGAAGGTCCTAAGACTGTGGAGCAAGCATTAGAATACGGCTGGTCAGTTAGTATGCCTGATTGGCCCGAAGGCGTTAAAGATGTAAATGATGCTGTGATAAAATTAGGAAGATTGGCTACATTATACTTGATTGTATCGGCAAAAGAATCAAACAGTCTCAAAATACAATTGAGAGCAAAGAAATGGTTTAAGGAGATAGAATGAATAAAATAATTAATTGGTTACTTACACCTTGGTACAAATACCAAGAACGCAAGCGTTTCAAAAAACGTCTTGAAGAATTACGTAAACGCGATCCATTTATCTACAAATGATACAGTGGGGGATAAACGCTCTTAATCACGGTTCAAGTCTAGCCGTATTTAAGGACGGCGCACTTACTTCGTGGACTACTTGTAAAGACGATGAGTTTGATACATCTACAATAACAGAAGCATTGCACCAAGGAGCTCCGGATAGATTATTTTGGTATGAAAGACCTTGGGTTAAGAAAGCTAGACAAGTGTATGCTGGTCAATATAAAACAGCAATGGATTTGTCAGTATTACCTAAAAGATATTTAAATAATATAAGGTTACACTATGCACCAATCACTTATACGCCGCATCATGCAAGTCATGCTGCCGCCGGCTACTATACTAGTCCTTTTAATCATTGTGCTATTGTCGTCCTCGATGCAATAGGAGAGTTTGAGTGTGCAACTATCTGGGAAGGGCTACACGGTGAAATGAAAAAAGTGTGGAGCAGAAGTTATCCACATAGTCTAGGATTATTCTACAGTGCGTTTACACAACTGATAGGATTAGAACCAATCAAGCAAGAATATTTGCTACAACAAATGTCAGAACAAGGTGACCCTAAAAGATATTTGCCTGAGGTTAAAAGTTATATAGATTACACAGTTAATTTAACCCGTAACTTACATAGAGGTGTTTTAGATTGGCCCTATCCTATTAATAATTTGCAAGATCAATGCGACATTGCGGCCGCAGTACAACAGGTGTTTGAAGATCAAGTATCAGCTGTTATGCTCAAAGCTAAACAACTAATTGATACAGATAGTTTAGTTTACATGGGCGGATGTGCTATGAATAGTACAGCTAATAAAAAGTTTGTAGAGCCAAGATTTAAGTACTGTTGGAGCCTACCTAATCCCGGAGATCCTAGTAGTGCAATTGGTTCAGTGCTGTATCATACCAAGCAAAGAGAGTGGAAATATCGATGGGCTCCTGTCAAACACATTGCAATTAAAATTTAAAGAGCGTATAATAAAGTATGAGTGAATACAACAAAGACAAAGCAAGACAAAATGTAGACTATGGATATGAAATCCAAAAAGTCTATTTGGAAATGATGTTGGCAGATGCTGGTACATTTGTGCGTTGCCAAAGCATTTTTGACAGCAAACTGTTTGACCGTAGACTACAAGAGCCAGCAGAATTCTTAACCAAATATGTGAGTGAGAACAATGTGTTGCCCACACCTGACATTTTAAATGCGGCCACAGGTTCAAACTTAAAAGCCGCCACTGAATTACGGGAAGAACATTTTGAATGGTTGATGAATGACTTTGAAACATTTACCCGCCACAAAGGTCTTGAACGTGCAATTTTAGAATCAGCCGACTTGCTGGAAAAAGGTGAGTATGGACCGGTGGAAGAAAAGATCAAAGCGGCTGTGCAAATTGGCCTGCAACGAGACATGGGTACTGACTACTTTGAAGATCCCCGTGCTAGACTAATGAGGATTAAGGATAAAAATGGACAAATATCTACAGGTTGGAAAGCAGTTGATGACAAGTTGTTTGGAGGCTTTAATCGTGGCGAACTCAACATTTGGGCGGGCGGCAGCGGTGCTGGTAAATCCTTATTCCTGGCTAATCTTGGTGTCAACTATGCTCTTGCTGGATATAATGTAATCTACTTAACACTTGAGTTGAGTGAAGAACTTGTGAGTATGCGTGTGGATGCCATGGTAACTGGTATGGCCACTAGAGAGATTTTCAAGAACATTGACGATGTTGAAATGAAAGTCAAAATGATTGGCAAGAAGTCGGGACAGTTTCAAGTCAAATACATGCCCAGTGGCAAAACTGCCAATGACATTCGTGCTTATTTGAAAGAGTATGAAATCAAAATGGGCCGTAAGGTCGATGTACTGTTGGTAGACTACATGGACTTGTTAATGCCCTTGAGCAAGCGTATCAGTGCTGAAAACTTGTTTGTTAAAGACAAGTATGTATCGGAAGAACTGCGTAATTTGGCAGTGGAAAAGAACTGTGTGTTTATCACTGCGGCGCAGTTGAATCGTGGAGCTGTGGAAGAAATTGAATTTGACCACAGCCACATTTCAGGCGGATTAAGTAAGATCCAGACAGCTGATAACGTGTTTGGTATCTTTACCAGCAGGGCCATGCGTGAACGTGGGCGTTATCAAATACAACTGATGAAAACACGTAGTAGCAGTGGTGTTGGACAAAAGATTGATTTGGAGTTCAACATTGACAGTTTGCGTATCACTGACTGCGAACAAGAAGATTCATACGGCTCAGGGCAAGCCTCAGCTGGTAGTACACTACTGAACAGTATCAAACAACGACAAACTGCACAAGGCGAAGAAGTAGGAGGCACAACTGCTTGGGAGCGGGCAAGTCCCAAAGAAGGATTTGACTTGGCCAAACCCAAAATCAAAGCCGAAGTGGCCAGTACCAAATTGCGTGAATTGTTGAACAGTTTGCCGGGCGATGACTTGGTGTAATCTAGTTGTAACAACATTTCACGCACTTGTTAATAAATACGCATATAAAGATACACACTAGGACTTATCATGGAATTGCACCACATTAGAGACATCACTGACCCTTTGACCCGAGTAATCAAAGACGATCCAGTTCGTCCGCATATTCCTCTTGAGCAACGTATCAACGATGCGGCTGAAATCTTGTTACTCAAAGCAGGGGAAGAAATTCTGGCTGCTACTTGTTTGCAATGGCTCACAGAAATCCCCAAGAACGAAGAAGATTTAAAATCAGTCAGCAAGAGCAAAAATGTAGCTGTGTTTTATACCATTTGGAGTTACAGTCCTGGCGCAGGTGCGGCTTTAATCAAAAAGGCTGCTGATTGGATTTTGAAAGAACACAGTGAAGTCAACGACATTGTTACACTGAGTCCACAAACTGAAATGGCCCGACGCTTTCATATCAAGAATGGCGCACTCGTGCACCAGACCAACGAAACCTCAGTGAACTATCGTTACTACCACAAGGACTAACTGTCCGGGGCAGTTTGCCATTTAACTGCGACATTGCCCGCAAGTACAATACGTTCAAACTTTTCAACTGGTTGGTATTCTGGAACATAGTGTGCTAACCATCCAGGAAAAATAACCAACTGCCCGGTACTGGGCTTGATGCTGTGTTCAATACCGGGAAATACTAATGGGGCAGTATTGGTATCTTCGGACAGTGCATAATAGACAAAACTCAAACAGCCCATACTGACTGGCGAGCCAAGGTGTTGATGCAGATGAGTATAATCACCTGATTTATAAATTGCACCCCACATGTCAGCTATCATATAGCTGTATCCACGCTGTTCAGAATCAAAATCTCTGCGACCATCTATTTGTTTATTTAAACTTGTGCCAATAGCACTATTTAAAAATCCAAAAAATTTATCAAAAGGTTCAGCATCGTGATCCAATGTCAGCTTGTATTCAGTCATATAAGCCTGCACATTGGTTGAGTAGCTTTTTTTGCCGCCGTCTGCACGTATAGCATCAATTAATGCACTATCAAACACTGCATCATTAAATTGATAACTGTTTACAAATCTTGATAAGGGCAAAGTAATGTTCATTGTATTTCCACATTGCCAGCCAGCACAATGCGTTCACTGGCATCTTTGGGCATAAATTTAGGAACACTGTGCCCCAACCAGCTGGGAAACATGATCAATTGTCCAGTGGTGGGCATTATTTCATAACCAGTATTATCAAAAACCAAAGGAGCACCCTGAGTAGGATCAGCTTGCAAATAATATACCCAACTGGTTCTGCTGGGCCCGTGTGTGTGATAATCTGCCCAATCGCCTGGCTGATAAATTGCTCCCCACATACTGCTGATACGAAAGTTGACTGATTCACTGCCCTTGTTATCACACAGCAAGTTGGACCAACTGTGTTCAAGGCTGGTTTTTAAAAAAGTAAAAAATCTATCCTGTGGTTGGGCATTGTGATCAATGTTGTAAAGATTCCATGTGACCAAAGCCTGTACATTACTGGGTCTTTGGCCACGCACAGCTTCTGCCCTGATTGTGTCTATCAGTGCTTGAATTGTTTCGGAATCACTGAACTGGTATGTGTTTACAAATCGTCCAAGGTTAAAACTGATTGGTGCTGTGCTGTCTATCATTGTAGTTCTATATTGCCTGCAATAACTATGCGTTCTTGCCCAGTGACTGGATTGTACTTGGGCACATAATGGGTAAGCCAACCTGGGCATATGACCAGCATGCCAGTGCTGGGTATCACAGTGTGTTCAATTTCAGGAAATATCAATGGAGCAGATACTGAGTCATCTGCTTGAACATAGTACACAAAACTCATTTGACAAGGTGCGTGACTGTGTGCTTCAGTGTGGTCGTCCTTGCTGTATATTGCTCCCCAAATGTTGGCAATGCGATATTTGAAAGGATCTTTGGTAACACCTGCAAGGCTGGCTATACTGTGGGACAACCCTTCATTGAGAAACTTGAAGAAAGGATCCAGTAACGGACTTTGATGATCCATGGTCAAGCGCCAATCAGTCATGTAGGCTTTGACCACAGTTTGCTGACTTAATTTGCCGCCGTCCTCGCGTATTAATCTTATCAGTTCAGCATTGGTTTCTGACCCGTTGAACTGGTAAGCGTTGATGAATTTTTCAAGCGGAAATTCTATTAAAGTCATACGGCACGTGATCCTTGTTGGTGTATATGATATTTAACTTTTTAGTGTATGGGCTAAATATTTTTATGCCAAGAAGCTTTTATCTTCCGGAACTGCATCCGTTTGAGCACATTGCCTATGCCACATGGCCCACCATAATTGTGAATGATCAATGGGATTGGGTCACAGCAGTGGATGAGATGGAAGCATGGCTGAATCAATACATAGGACATCACTATTCGGAATGGGCTTATCACAACGGCACCAGTGTGGACTACTGGCAGGCCTGTATAGCTTTCCGCCGAGAACGCAACAAAACCCTGTTCTTGTTGCACTGGAGTTAGAGGTGAAAATGCCCGTGCGGAACGGGCATGGTTTTAGGACTGTGGTTCTACCCAAGGAGTCACATTGTCGTCCAGTGTTTCCACATCACGGAACAGGTTCATTTGCACAGCAATGTCAGTGAACTGTGTGACACAGTCTGAATCAAGTCCAGCTTCAGTCAGCATGGTTCTGTACATGGTGGCCAGCACTTCTGGCGATAACGTGTGAAGATATCTGGGTGCATGTACCTTGTCTAGAATTCGGTGTGCCACGTGCTGGTGTTCCTTGCTGTGAATAGGAAGACTTTGCAACGCACCCACAAAATTCATTGTACGCTGTCCTAATGTATAAGTTGTTGGTAACGGGTTCATTGTATCGTATATCCTTAATTATAAGTGTATTTATGCGATTCAAACTAATTGGACCGCTGATTATTTAGTATCGCGAAGCGCCAGCGCAAAATTTTAGAACAAACGCGAAGCGCAGATTTTTTACAGCTACGAAGTAGCAGAGCGTTAACGCACGAAATGAGTGCTAATGCTCACCCTCACCCAGCCCCGTATGACTGTAAAGACTCCAACAGTAGCTCTATTATGATGTCTACAGCTATGGGGTCTAGTGGAATGGGTATCAGCATATGTATACTTATAAATATATGTATGAGACTGAAAGAAATCACTGAGCCCGCGCCAGAAAAAGCCACAGCAAATGCTGTGTTGATTCGAACCATACTGAACTATATAAGCAAGGGCAATTGGGCTGGTGCTGTTGCCGCTGGTGCTATAACTGCGGCTCCACAGCTGAAACCCTATTTGACTGTGGATCAATGGCGTGTGCTGAACTATGCGGTGAACACATATGGAGCCGCAAACTTTTGGAATGGACTCAGTGCTTTTGCCAGTAGAGTGGGAGTACCGTTTTTGAGTTTGGCAGGATGGAGCGGGAAACTCAACACTGGTGAAGAAGATGAGCTTAAAGCCAGGCGTATAGCACAAGCTGCCAGTGACTTTGCTCCATAATATCACTATGGTGAATCAATGATTTTCACTATGTGTTCCGTGGTGAATACGTGCTACTATACGGATACATACTAGTGCAAGAACAGTATGTACAACCGTAATCAACTAGGAGAACAACCATGTGGACTAAACCAACAGCACAAGAAATGCGCTATGGCTTTGAAATTACCATGTATGTGATGAATCGTTAACGCACAGTAACAACCAAAATGGGTCTTTAGGGCCCATTTTTTGTGGGCGCAAAAAAAATTTGGGAAGTACTTGAAGTTCTGGTGGGTTGTTTTTAAGCCCAAGATACCAACAGTGCGTATTTGCCTGCGTTGTTGCCAGTGGGCAGTATGTAACTGTCACTGGGTGTGACGGAGATAGCAGTGGTTCTGGTTTCCCAACCAACTGAAGTTTTGGCCACTTTCACAACATAGCCATAACCATAGTCTACATTGGTGAGATACTCAATCAATAGATTCAATGTGGGGAGATCACAAAAATAAACAAATTCAGTATAAGTGGATGCATCTGGAGTTACACCAGTACCCGCCCATGACGCTCTGGCTCCGCTTCTGTATTGGGCTATGAGTTTGAGTATGAAATCATAGTTGTTGGTAATGGTGAGATACTCTTCAACGGTTTTGTCTGCTACCAGCTGTCGGGGTGTGAATTGCAGTCCGGCTAGTTGTGTTTTGGTGGGTAATATGGGTGTTGGCATGATGGATCCTCTATGTGGTATTTATGCCCAAAATGGTCCTGTGTACCTGTAGCGGCGTTGCGCAAAAAATTATAAAGAAGTACTTATGCTTTTGGTGGGGTGATTTGGCACCTATGCCCACCAAAAATCCATGCGCTGTTGTAAAAATACAACATTTGTAAATGCGTATGCCCCGACCCCCCTCGACAATTTTTTATTATTCTCAACCTCCCGGAGGCTTTTCTTTTTGGATATTTGGATCAAAAAAAATCTAGGAACTAGCCGGGAGCGAATCGGGCTTACGAGTTCCTAGATCCAAACACCATTGCCTTGCGGGCGTTAGTGTTTATGGGCAAGCGTTCGGGAGCGAATCTACTAGCTTGTCCTACTGCTACAGCTAGCACTCTACGGCGCTATGCTGTACGTGTACGCTAGAGCCTTAGCGGCTGTTGCGCATACATGTAACCTCTGCTACTGCCTTCCACTTGTCCGGGAAGCCATGCTTCAAGTCAGCTACCTTAAGTACTGTACGCAAGCTCAGCTCACGTAGCTTGTCAACGTTAGCCTTAACAAAGTCTACCACTTCACTCTTTTGGTAGTCTTCAAACTCATACTTGTCCAGCATGCCACACTCGTTAACTACCTGCTCAATGCGTAACAGCTTCTCACGTGTAGTGTCAATAGTCAAGTCCAAGTAATGGCAGCGTGACTCCAATGCTTCCAAGTGATCGCGGAGCTTCTTGCTCTTAACGTGATCAAACTTAATATTAGTAATAAAGATAGCACCGCCCTTGAACTCAAATGAGTCTGGCACGCCTTCACGACGCAATAGGTGACTGTCAGTGTTCCAATGGATCATACGCTTGCTGGAAGTGTCCAGTGCGGCTTTGAGAATGTTCAAGCTCAAGTCGTCCAGCAATACTGAGTCACAGTCATCAAACACAATGATGTTCTTGGCATCTTTGTAATGGTATAGCTTTGAGTACAAACCCAAGGCACTCATAGCACCTTTAACCACTTCGTACTTCTTCAGCTTCTCGTCTTGTGCTACGTTAGCAAACACATCATGCTTTGAAAGTACATTCTCTACGCCATAACTCTTGCCAACGCCTGGAGGGCCTGTTACAATCATAGCACGTACCTTGCCTGCTTTGACTGCACGAGTCATGTCGTCCAGTATCTCAAAACGGTCACGCAAACGACCCAGGATGTCTTCATCTGTTTCGTTCTTCAATGCCGCTTCTTTGGCCTTAATTGCTGTAGTGTCCACTTCCAAAGTCTTTACATCACTCTGCAGGGCCATCAACATCTTACTAGTAACAACTTTATTACCCATTGTTCGCTCCTTCGCGTGTTAATATACATTAATTATAACACGGAGTCGCCTCCGTGTCATGTCATTTGGTTAGTCTAAACGTGATCCGCTGTAGGCATTCAAACCCAAACTTCTCAAGTAAGTGGCCATAGCATCCGCACCCGCTTCTTTGATGTCGATGTTTTGGACTGGCAAATTGCCTGGATTCCACATGCTGAGGCATTTGGGTTTGTAGTCTTTCTTAAAGCCTGCGGCAATCAATTCCTTAGCCTGCTTGCTGTTAGTACGATCCACGTACACGTCTACCCAAGCAAAGCCACAGGCAAATGCATCCTTGCGGCCCATTTGGTTGTACATGTCTACTGACGCTTGCTCTGCTAGTTGTTTGCCAACTGCAATTTGATCTGCTGTAATCATAAGTTTCGCTCCTATGTTGTGTTGTTGAAGTGTTAATTATACAGGCTTTTGGGTAGCCTGTCAACCGCTCAATCTACCCAGCTCTCTACCATTAAGACGGGCTTCTTCATAACCCGTTTAACAAAGCTCTCGGGCGTGTCGTCAGTGCGTACTAACATATAGCCATAGCCTTCTACCAAGTCCACTTCTGCTACTTCTAGTGGCAAGTCCGCGGCATCTAGGGCAATGTTCATCTTGGTCAGTGCATACTTAACACCTGCTTGGAAGGCCTCGTACTCGCCTGCACCCGTGTCTTCAAAGTCAAACTCTGACTCCATAATGTGGGCAAACTCTTGTCCGTCTGCTACGATGAACTTGCCAATCTTCTTCCAGTTGCTCTGCTTCTCACTGTCAAAGTGGTCACAACATTCGTTAATGTCAAAACTGGGAAAACTGTCGTAATTTACTTTAGTCATTTGGGTCGCTCCTTGTTGCTGTTTAAGTAGTAATTATAGCTTCAATTACCAAAGCTGTCAACAGGACACCGCAGAAGATCCACAGTTCCATAGTGATATAGAACGCATACAAGATGTCGTTCATGCAGTCTCCAACTCCAAACGGGTTGCGGGATAGGCAATGCGCCCTTCGTACTCCAACTGGCTCTGTTCGAACTCAGTCAAGTAGTCGTCTGCTACCACTTGGTAACCGATGATATGGTTACGATAGTAGTCGTTGTCTTCCTCAATGCGAGGGCGGAAATACTCCACAATCTCTTGGATTGTGTCTGCATTACGGAGCGTGGAACCTAGGCTATACTTGTAGTCCTGGCCGCCTTTGAACTTCCAATACTGTGGGCACTCACCAACTCCGTCCCAATCGTGGGCACCGTAGTTTTCTTGTGTTTGTGTAGTGATTAGCAGTTGCATAAAGTTCGCTCCTTATTTGCTGTGTATGTGTGTATTATAGCGCCAAAATCAATCGAAGTCAACCACCCATTGCAGTTCGCCGTTGAAATAGTTGCGCTCTGCTCTACAGCATCCGTTGGGTTGGAAAGGGTGGCTTACGATGGCGTAGGGTGCATCCGAATGGTCCAACCGGAGGCTTTGGCATTCTACTTCTTTCACGCCCATGTCCAAACCGTGTCCGGTGTTGATAAAGTGTACTAGCATAGGTTCGCTCCTGTGTGTGTTTATGTGTTAATTATACTGCCTTTTGGGCGGGCTGTCAACCCCAGTCTTTCTTGTCGCCAAAGCACTCATTGTACTCATAGCCTCTGTAGTACTCGCGCATCTCTTGTAGAGTCAGCTCTGGGGCTTCAATGCGTGGAGCATTGCCAGTGCCGTTGGGGTATTTGTGGGGAACTTGTGGGCGACCGTAGTAGCTGTCTGCTGAGCCACGATCAAAGGGTGAGCCATGCTCTGCATTATACTCAACGCCTTGGAAAATTACTACTTGTGCTGTACCTAACATATCTGCTCCTGTTTGCTGTTTAAGTCTTAATTATACAGCCTTTTGGGCAAGGTGTCAACCGCGTGGCCAGCCCTACTGGATTCGAACCAGTGGCCTACAGCTTAGAAGGCTGTTGCTCTATCCAACTGAGCTAAGGGCTGATGTATGGTGGGCCCCCCGTGAGTCGAACACGGCACCAATGGATTATGAGTCCACTGCTCTAACCAACATGAGCTAGGGGCCCTGAAACTAGTGTGCCTGTCTTCGTACTTCTTTCAATACATCATCCCTGTCTTCCAGTATAAACATTTCGGTATAGAATTCGTTTGAATCAAACTCTGCCTTGAGGATCTCTTCTGCTTCTTTAAGAGTGGGGACGCACTCGACTAGTTCATCGCGTCCGTCCACCACACCCCATACTTCATACTGAATGAATGACATAGCTTAGAAAGGAGCGTCTTCGTCCTCAGTAACCTTAACTGCTTTCGCAGGTGCCTTGGTAGTCTTCGCTACCGGAGTCTTCGTTGCTTTAGCAACAGGCTTAGAGACCTTAGCCTTAGGAGTCTTGTCTTCAAGATACTCTGTGATGGTTGCTTGGGCAATTGCATCAGCAAAGTCTTCCATAGTCAAGATCATCTGTGCAGCCTCGAGCTTGGTAACTGCCTTCTCGAGATCAGCCAATCGAATGTCTTCGTGACCATGTTTTGCCAACACCTTGATACGCATGATATCATTGGCAAAGCGAACCTTGTACTCGCCATCCAATTTACTAATACCTGCAACCGTAAACAATTTATCTGTAGCCATTTTAAATACCTCTTCTGTGTGTGTTAAAAAATATGAACGCCTTGTTCATGTTCTAATTATACAACTATTTCGGTTAGTTGTCAACCGTTTTCTTTCTCTTTTGGCGAACCAAAGGAACAGGTGGTTTCTTTGATTTGAACTCACGATTTACATAGTAAGCAATCAAACTGCGTTGAATCATAGTAACCAAATCGCCGTGGTCTTCTGGCACCACAAACCTAACCGGGCACTCACCCCAACTGGCCGTTAGGACAAATTGGTGATAATACCTTCTGTGATCCTTGTTAGCAGGATCGAATACAGTCCAGGGTCTACCGAATAGTTCAAGTCTGCTCATTCTTGATCACCCATTGCCGAATGACTTCTTCGAGTGGTTTCCAGTTGTATTCAGGTTCTTTGGGGCGGATGCTGGCTTGCGCCTTAGCATCATACTCCGTGTTCTTCTCGCGATTGGTTTTCATTGCTGTACCTTTGTTGTTATTAAGTGTTAATTATACTATCATTCATTGATGCTGTCAATTCCGTGATTCAACTCAATTTCCTGATTCTCTTCTTCGTCCTCTGTGGGTGGGTAGAACGCTACACTGACTCCGTCAAAGCCCTGTAGGCTATCGACTTCATACTTCACTGGGCAGGATTCAAGCCATGTCCAAAAGTCCATTATTCTTCCTCCTCTTCAGCGTTGTCTTCTTCCCATTCACGCAGGTTCTCTACGATGCACATACACTCGTCAATCTCTGGGTTGATGTTGGCTTCCACTTCGTCTGCTGACATATCGGTGTAGTCAAAGTAGTCGTCACCGTTCTCGTCGTAGATGCCGCAGAAGCACATGCCTGATTCCCAATAGATCAACTTGACTTTGAAGCCTAGATCCTGGAACTTCTCCATTGCGGCTATGGGTGGTGCCCAAGCACTATCAAAGTTCATACGGATGTCAGTAGGACTGTCTTGGCTGGCTTGATCACCCTCACCACCCACATCCCACTTGGTGCCCCACTCGTTCACACAGTAGTCATACCAATTGGCATAGCCGTGTGTGGCAATGTTGCGGGCAGTGTCTTCTTCCAGTTTGATCTGCTCTGCGTTATCGTCTGCACCCACACGACCTGCCACAATGTGTAGATCCTTAGGCACGGGCACGAACTCATCCAGCAGTCTACCATCCGCAAAGGCCTTCTTGGCCCGCTCAATCATTACTGGGTCTTCGTGTTCCAGTACCAAATAGTTATTGCACCAATTAGGCATATTAGACTCCCATTTCGTAAAAGGTTACTGAAGGATCAATGCTGAGCAATTCCTCAGCACAACGAGTAAGATAACGGAACTTCTGCTGAACTGCACTACCACGCAACTCGCCGTCGCAGGTAAGGTTCTCTGGGCTAAGTTCGCTATCAATGCTGTTGGCAATGGCCTGGCGATCCGCTTTGTTCAACAAGCTCAAAGGCTTTTGGTTGAATACGGCACGCCATTTGTTCTTCTGCTCTACATACTGCTCGATAGTTGCTATGTTCATAAGGTTCGCTCCTTGTGTTGTTTAAGTGTTAATTATACTGGGAATCCGTTACTTCGTCAACCTAAACTGATCAATAACCCTATTGGCTTCAGGGTATTTGCTGGACTCCAACAGCTCTTCAAAGGTCTCTAGGACCACTAGGCGCTGTAGGTTCTCTGCTTCCACGCGGTCAGCAAGGCATAGGGTATCCATCCACTGCTCTAGTTCAGTGAACTCTTCGATGGCCCACATGGTGTCCAGGAGCTCTACTTGTCGCTCTGTAAGTCCGTTAATCTGCATTGTGATTCCCCTTATGCTTTGGGTTGCGTTTATACTGCTTCTTGCTCTCTACCCGCTTCTGCTTGAAGGGTGTGTTGGCACAGAACAGCACAAGGTGTGCCCGTGTCTTCTGTGGTATTTTTACAACGATCTTCATAGTGTGCTCCTGTCTGTATGTGTTTATTATACAACCAAAAGCACAGAACGTCAACCGAGGTAGGGGCTGTACACTTCCTCAATGTCGTAGGCTTCAAGCTCTGGGGGTTCAAACTCGCCAAATGCTTCGTCCATTTCCGCACTGACATTGTCAATCCAACCCTGCACAATTTCAATTGGGCAATCAAGTTGCTGGGCAATTTGTTTAGCCGTTAGTCCGTCAATGAACAGTTGTTCAATGTCATAGTCCAGTTCTGCCATCTTGCTCATGTATACTCCTTCATCGCTTTGCGTTGTTTAAGTTCTGCTATCAACTCTTCGTCTGTGTAATCACAATAGCCTTTGAAACCAATCAGCAAGAGGTCCCTCAAGTACTCAAGCCCACTGTCTGTTTGCATGATGTATTGATAGTCGTCTTCAACGAGGAACTGCTCTGCTTCATCGCGGTCAAAGGCTTTCGCCTCTGCCGCGGCCTTTTTACTTTGAAAGCCTGTCATTCAGCGCACTCCTTAGGGTCAAGTTTCTTAATAGCAGGAGCCAACTTCTTCCAGCGTCCACCAATCTTTTTGTAGTGCCACTCACCCGACTGATAGTCGTCTGACTTTTTGTACTTGAACACATACAAGTACTCGCACCAGCTGCCTTCAAAATAGTCCTGTGCCTTAGCAAGTGTAGGGAACACTTTGAACGGAGCGTCTTCACCCCTGTCACGTGTGTAAAATGTACACATATCTTTGACAGCTTCTTCGTGTGCGGCACGCTCTGCTTTGTCGTTGATTTCCATTGAACTGAACAAATGCTTGTCGCCAATCTCAGGGCGCAGGCTGCTCAAGTCACCCAGTGCAATAAGGTTGTTGACTTTAGAGCTTGCGGCATAGTGCTTGTGCAAGATAGCGCCGTTGTGCTCCAAGTAGCCGTCCCAGTGGCAGTAGACTGCGCGAACGTCTTTGCTATAAGGGTTTTGAATAGCAATCATTGAACGTGTACCCATTTAGTGCTCCTTGTGTGTCTGTGTATATGTATTATAACGCCTTTTGGGTTAGGCGTCAACCTCTTCGCTAACGCAATCCCCATCTTTTTCCATAAGGGCCTCAAGCGCATCGCGCACCCGCTCGCTAGTGTCCAAATAGAAGACATAGTCGCCAATCACCCGTTTGTCTTCGTCGGCAATGTATTCAAAGCCGCCGTAGTAGTTAAAACTATGACCGTCACCTTCAACGATAATAGCATCGGTGTTTTCGCTTACATAAGCACGGCCGCAACGAATGTCCAAGCCCAGCTCTACTGAGCTTACACGGCGCAGGCCCTGTATGTGACGCTCCACTTGATATTGGATTTCGTCAATCATTTCTAGTGTGTCTGTGAATTGCATAGTTCGCTCCTATTGCGTTGTTGATGTATGTATTATAACAGCTTTTGGGCACAGCGTCAACCAGACCCTAAACAAAGACCCGGTTGACAATAGGGTTATTAAATACCCACGCACTCTTCAAAAACAGCTTGTACGTGTGCAGGGTCCAAGCGTGTAAGCCCGTTAATAAAGTCCAAGCCCACGTCACAGCTAACATAATGCTCGCATTGCATACCCGCTTCGCTGTACTCCACGTCGTTAGCTTCCTCTAGTGTAAAGCCCAGCGTTTGCAAGTACTCACGCAGTTCTGCTTTAAACAGCGGGTCTGTGTAAATAAGCCCGTCTGTGTCCACGTCCCAATCGTTTGTGTTAAAATGTACACACAACTCGCCGAAGTCTCTCTCGTTGTTAATGTACTGCAAGTCCAAGCTCGTAATGCTCACTGCTGTAGCTTTGTCGCTCCACAGGCCCTTGCCGTTTGTGTGTAGTGTTGTAAATGTTTGCATAGTTTTCGCTCCTATAAAATTGTATTGTAACATTAATCCACGTAGTAGTCAACTGCCTCTACTAGTTTGTTAAGCGTCTCGTCTAGCTCGCTAAAACAGTCTAGTTCCGCTAGTTGCTCCCCATCGCATGTTGCCTCTAGCAACATAATTTCCACGTCTCGCAATTTGTCTAATATTTGTTGTTTGTATAATTCCTGCATGTTACTTCTCCAAAATGCAATTGTTAATGCGCAAGTAAGTACTTCCGCCCTGTCTAGCAATACTGTCGTATTTGCTATGTGTTAATTTTATTTTGTTAGTGTAACCCCGTGTAAACATTGCAAGTTGCACAATTGCTAATGCTGCCGCCCTGTCTTCCTCGTGCAACAAAAATGTTACGTTACGCACGTTGTTGCCTCGTTTGCTTTTGTCTGTGTAGCTGTGTGCCCCAACGTTGCACACTGTATGCACAATGTTCCGCACTTGCTGTGTAGTTGCTAGCATAGTTTTCGCTCCTATTGCTTGTTAAAAACTTATTATAACGCATTTTAGCCAAAATGTCAAATGTGCTGTAATAAGCCCTTACGGGCTGTAGGGTTATGCTGTTTGCTTTGCTTGCAAGCGAGCAATCTCTGCTTGCATTTGTGCAATTTTGTCTTTTTCCATTTTTGCAATAAACTTTGCTTTTTTAGCTTCGATGTCTTTGCGGAACTTGTTAGTTGTTACATTTAGCATGTAAGCGGTTTGCCCGTAGCTTTGCATTGTGTTTTGCATACAGTAAACTTTAGCACGAGCGGCTGACATTGCGAATGCGTTAACTGTGTTTGCGTATTGACCCATTTTTTACTTCCTTTGTTGCTAAGTTGTTATTATAACGCATTTTAACCAAAATGTCAAATGCGTTATAATAACCCTACGCTGTGTAGGGTTATTGTTTTTAGTCTACAAATTCTACGCTGTTTGTGCGTAATGTGCTGTATACTGTGGGGAGCATTTTGGCTAAATCTGCTTGTAATGTTTTAGCACTAATGTCTCCGCTAACATAAGCGCATTTTGCTTGCGTAGGGAATGCATATTTTACAGACCCGTCGGGCTTGATTGTTTTGTGTGCGTTAAATGCTACAACGAGTTTGTATGTTTTTAAATTTTTGTTAAAAACGAGCTTTGCTTTAGCTATGCATTGTGTAAGCATTTTAGTGTCCTTGTGTGTTTGTGTATGTGTTAATTATAACGCACAAGTACCAAAACGTCAAGTCAAAATGCTGAGACCCTGGCGCCCTCATGGCTATTGACAAGGGTCCAGAAACATGCTATAATAGAAGTCTCTAGTAGATTGGGCTTACATCAGGGTCTACCTGAATGCCTATATAGTACCAACTGGGCGTGAGAAGTAAGTCTCTCGTTTAAGCACCGGCCTTGCACCTAGGCGCCCCAAGTCAGTTAGAGAAGAACTAAAGGAACTCCGGACTGACTGCCAATACCGTCTATTGGACTAGTCGCCTTCGTCATTACCGCCTACTTGATATCGCCGCTTCTCCGGGTTGCCCCTGTTTCATGCCCCAGTTTAAGCGTATCCGTCGATACTGTCCTCTACCTGGGCGCCTAGCGATGTAGGTAACCTTTAATGCTTTTCTAACTGTTCATGTGCTTATTATAGCACATGAACCCTAACCTGTCAATAACCCTACGGATTACTCAACTTCTAGTGCATCTGCTTCTAGCTGGCCCATCAAGATGCCAACATCTTCGGCATAGCCATTCAGGCCATACTCAAACATCAGCTCTGCGGCACGGTCTAGGTGCGCTAGAATCTCATACATCTCTTTTGACATATTCGCTCCTTCTTTGTTTTGCTTAGGCAGAGTCTCCAAACTCTCTTCGTATCCCTTGGCTACGACCCTTTTTGCATTTCTGCGTGGGTCCTTGCATTTGAGGATCGCCTTGCTTTCTAACTGTTCATGTGCTTATTATAGCACATGAACTGATCCCTGTCAATTCCCATTCACTTTGGCGGGTTAATAGTGATGCTTGGATCCCACATAGTTGAAGTCATCCATTGGATCATCCTCAACCTTTGACAACATGTTCGCTGGCACTCTCCACAGGCCCATGCCAGTGTCTACTGTCACATACTTGATAGCCACCTTCTTGACAAAGCCACGTGTCAGTCGTCCTGTCTTGCTACTCGTGAACTCTACATTGTCGCCTACACTGATTGAACGTTTGACACGTTTGGCCAGCTGGGCCCTGTTCCACTGTACCGCATCAATCATGCTACGGAGTTCAATGTCCGTCCACGTCTGTAGCATGATCGCCTGATTCACTTCTTTGATTGATAACATCTTCGCTCCTTTTTTAAGTTGGTATACGTAGTATAAAGCCAATCACATAGATTGTCAACAGGGCTCCATTAACCACAATCAATGAAAGCTCTTTCATACGGACGGCCGCAATGAGCCAAGCCAGGGCACCCGCATTGAACAAGTAGATGTTCAAAGGGTCCACATCAATGGCTGTCATTAATGCGCCACCCACTGTAAGGATCGTCCCTACCCATTTAAGTACTGTAGTCAACATCACATGCTCCAATAAGATTCGCTTGCCGGGCTACAATAGTGAGGAGTGTCATAACGTTCCTGGAACTCACCCCCACCCATTAAATTATGCTTCTTCACATAAGTCTCGTGTATTTCAAACCTGTAGCCCAACTTGGGTGGATAAGCATCATAAAGCTCATTGCTCTCACGCAACATGGCCTCACGATCCTTACGGTCATAGTCGTACTTGCCAACCAATCGCTCACCTGTTTTCTTGCGACGGTCCTTCTTGTAGATTTCCAGTGTGAACATCATTGCGCAAATACCTCTTTTGAAAGGATCTCGTCTTCCACAATCTTGTGGCAAGCGTTGAGAGTCAATTGCATTACCAAATACAGTTGGGCTTTGGTCTCTGCTGGGAAGCCATCAATTTGATTGGCAATCTGATCCAGGGTGGGCGTAGCAAACAATCCGCTACGGGGAATTGGGTTTTTGACTATGTCATACATAAGTATCGCTCCTTTGTGTGTCTATGTGTTAATTATACTGCCTTTTGGGTCTGACGTCAACCGTCTATCCAACAATCCCTGGCCAGCTCTGTGGTTATTGTTTCTCCGCCAATGTAGTCCCCACTGAACCCGCACTCGTTTTCCAGTGTCAAGCTCACGCCCGCATAGGTCTGCTTGATGGCTACAATACGGCCACTCTGCTCCGTATCGCTCTTAAAGCCTACCCAGTCACCAATTCGAACTGTGACGCCGTCTACTTGAGCCATTATGCTGTCTCCTTCAAACGGATTACGAACCCACTGTAGTCCTTCTTAGCACGACCCTTGGCCTTGAGTCCCAGCATAATGCCCTTAGGGTCCAAAAAGCGCAAGTCTGTCTCATCCGCACTCGGCACACCCTCTGGGATAGCATCGTATACCGCAACCACTGACATGCCTTGCAAGAGTGCTTCTGCCACATCAGCGTCGTTGCCGTCTGCCTTGCTGAACGTCAAGTGGTAGTTGGGGTACTGAGCAACCTTGCGTCCCAAGACCTTGGTGTAGTCATAGAACTGGGTAGTGGGGAACAATTGGAACAAGTTCATGTCTGTGGTGCCCACAGTGTACTTCTCCCAGCTCAAATCGCTAGTGCCATTCAAACGAAACACTGGGATCAAGCCCTGCTTTTCAGCGAACTTCTTGGCTTTGACTATATCGTGGTATAAGTCGAACATGAACTGTTCGCGATTGTTGAAGAACTCGTTGGTCTTACGTATACGTGCCCGCTGGATCGTGTTAGTGGATTCCCCACGCTTGAACATGCCACCGCGACCGGCTGTGTTAAGGCAAGCGGCGGTACAGCCTGGAGTACGCTTAGGGCAGGTCTCGCGTCCGCTGAGATCAGCTGGGGCAAGGTGTAAGATGAATGATAGGTATCCAAGTTTCGTTCCTTTTTGGATTTTGGGGTTTGCGGTACTTAATAGTTTGAACATCGTTTCGCTCCTTTGTTTAACTTAGCCTTAATTATAGCAGAAACCAATAACCCAGTCAACCGATGGGTTAAAGGTACTGATCGTTTAGTGTGGGCGCAAGGTCCTTGACTAGTGATCGTTCGTATGCATAAGCCTCAGCACGACCCCTAATCACAGTGATGACTCTATGTTCCCATGTCATGTCCAAGCCACCCGACTTCAAGTAGATGTAGAGTGCCCACAGTCTGTTTTCGTTACGGGCACGGCTTAGATGCTTGCGCCAGCGTTCTTTCACAGCCCGGGCTACTGTGACATCTCCCTTGCGGGTCAAGCCAATGTAGTTTTCTCCACGCTCCGAAACGGCTTCGTAGATGATGTAGTTTGAGTCTTTGCGGGCAGTTCTTTTTGTGTTCATGTGCTTATTATACTGCCAAAACGGCCTCCAGTCAACCAAAAGCCCCGCACTCGCCCCGTGGCTTTTTCACAACACTAGGGAAAGACCCTGTTGACAGCATGGCTTAAAAGACGTATAATATAAGCATCGTTCGAACATAGTGGGGGTGGACGGCGACTGCGGGCGAAGGTTTTTAAGTTAGTGTGCGCCAACTAACTAGAACGGTGACGACTTTTGGTGTTGTTTTTATACGAATCAAAAAAGAAAACCCGCTTGACAATGCGGGTTTTGGGCTGGGCGTCTCGGCCCTTTATGACTGTTTAGATTGAACTGGACCGCCTACACACAATAGGAGTCCACAGTTCCTTTGCCATCTCTGATTCCTCACTCCATGCTATGTGATATTCATAGTTTTTTAGGGGCTCTAGTAGATAGTCACTGGCCGCTATGTTATTATCTAATGGGAATACTTCTATATCACAACCACGGTCATTGTGTTTAAAGCATATTAATGAATCTTCACTTTGACTTATATACGCTTGATGAGTAGGAAAACGTATTTGTGCTAGTCCTCTTGCCATAGTACACCTCCGGTCTTGACATAGTATTTAACAGTGAACACTATCTTTCACCGTGCTAGACTGTATATAGTGTATAGGAACTGTCAAACTAGTGTGACTAGACTGCCCCCCGCTTGCGTATAGAGTCATACAGTGAGGGAGCTGGTTTAGAAAAGTGTCAAAAAGTGTTGAATTGTGTGACAAAGTGCAACAGATTCTGGATTATGAATCATATTCTGCTCGGCGAACCGTGGGCATAGGGTAGAAAAAATCGGTTGCGAGTGGGGCAGAGAGGCATAGTTTTAATGGTTACTCACTATTCCCACACAAAAACCCCAAATCACTATACCTCACAGCGGGGTCTTTTCAGTCGAGTGTGTACTAGCGTATAGTTCCGGCACAGCGAAGCGTTCATTGTGTATACATGTTGGAAACCCATGAACCCACAGCGGGGTCTTTTGCTATATACACTATGCGCTTGTACTGTTTTGATTCTTACACGGTGGATCCAGATGTCATGGATCAATTGGGCTATTGTAGTTACTCATACACAGTAATGGCCGTGGGCATACGCTTCTACATACGGGAAGACCGACTGAGTCTAGCGTTGTTAGCAGACACACTATTAGTGCCCCGACCCAAATTAGACTTGATAGCTTAGTGTGCTAGCAGTCACAGCGGGGTCTTATAGCTTACGCTATCAAGTATGCTGTCAAGAAGCTTATAGTGAATGCCATAGTGCATACATATATCAATGCTAGTGTATACAGTAACTCATTGTCACATATACGCAGAATCAGCTCTTTCATACTCGTTAATTAAAATGCGTTACGGTTATACGTAGTGCTAGCATCACGAACTTCACAGTAATAAGTGTGGTTTCTATCTGTAATCATACGAACTGCGTCACAATCGGCTGTAGCCAGTTTGCTAGACGTATGATCCCATATACTCTTATCAGTTGCTATGTACGTTACGCCATTGGCCACTGTGTATGCCGCACAGCCTGTCAATTGGCACACTGCTATCAACACTATTATGAGTCGACACATGTTAGCCTAATCGTGTTAGTATGTCTATCACAATGATAGTCAACAGTAAGAAGAAAGCAACATGGGTCAAGTTCATATACACAGTATACGGGACTTCAGTTGGTTAGTCAATGTGTTTGGTTATCCACGCCCAGAACAAGCCGAGGCCTGTGCATTGGCTTGTGAATGGTTATAGACTACAGGGTGCTCAAAAATTTTTCGCAGCCGCTTCGCGGGTGTTTAATCTACGCTGGGGCTGAATCTCACCAAAAACGCTTCAAGTCTACAGTTGTACTCTTTGTCGTTCAAGATGTCTCTATAACGTGCCCATTTGGTATCCGACTCTGTGTACACTGCCATCAGTTCAAATTCATGATGGTTTGAGCCCACCCAGTACTTGCTGAGTTTCATATCAATCATATCATACCTCCCGGATTGGCTTGTTCAATTTCGTCCAGTTTCTCCCACACAAACTTCAGCATGTGCTTGCCCACTGAGGGATCCATGGTCATTAACAAGGTTATTCTGCTGAGTAATGCGCCCGCTACTTCATGGGCTGGGCAATGGTTATACTGTAACAACACAGCATCCAATTGGTTTATCAGGGTGTCTAGTTCGGCATCTGTTATCATAGCATCCTTATCAATCCCACAGTGTCGATTGTGGTAAGAAGCACATAATTAGCCAACATACCAAAGGAACGCCGACTAAAAGCGCACCAAGCGTATATAGCACAACCTGTAATCCAAACGGGGTACAAGACAAGTAAGGGAGGTGTGGGCACAGTTGTGGCCATAGTGATACTACAACCAATAGAGATAGCCCAAGCAAGGCTCTCAAGACAAAAACGTATTCTATCACTCTTGTAATCATCGCGTATCCAATCCAGGGTGGGTTTAAATATATTATCAAGCATACTGTAATTATACAGGCCGCCTTGTGGCGTATGCAAGAAGTGAATAGCCATAAAAATAGGAACTTGCGTTCCCAGCTGATTACTTGTCCCATTGTACGCCATCAGCACGGCGAGATACTGGCTTGTTAAGCTGTTCTGTGTTCAGGCTCCACAAAAGCTGTTACTTCTGCACCCTGGTCATCCAAACCACCTTCTGGAAAAGGCCATGTGGCACGGGCCATATGCACTTGTTCCGATACTTCTTCATAGTCTTCAAAATCTTCTTCAAAATCTTCTTCAAAATCTTCATCATCAGGCGCAGACACAATTGACAACATCACTGTGTCATATGCTGACAACTCATCAATTAGATTTTTCACGTGTTGTAAAACTTCCAATGCATTGTAGGCATCATCCAATTCCAAATTAACATTTAACCCATGTACAGTCATTTCAAGTTTCATTTTGAGCTCCTTGTGGTTGGTGTGCTTGTGGCACATGATTATTTAACGCATAATCGATTACAATGATTTTACAGATACAAGATTGTCACGGAATATGTGCCAAGCTTCTTCCCAAGTCCAACGGGCACTGCCCTCCCAAACCTGCTGTCGGCTCAACATTAAGGCATCTTTCACAGCCTGCTTGAGCTCGTCATTTAAACAGCCAGTTACACCCTCATCAATCACATCCTCTGGACCCTGGCATGGGTAAGCGGCTACGGGTGTGCCACAGGCCATGGCTTCTATCATAACAATGCCAAACGTTTCCCACCGACTGGGGAATACAAACACATCTGCCATGGCATAGTAACGTGCTAGGTTCACTCCAGTCTTAAAGCCTGTGAACATGACGTCAGGGTAGGCCTTTCGATAAGTGTCCAACATGGGGCCATCGCCCACCATGATCTTGTTGGCACCTGGGTAGTCCAATTCAAAGAAGGCTTCTAGATTCTTTTCCTTGCTGACCCTACTGACACATAACAATATAGGACCGTTTACCACAGTCTTGACTCGATAGCTGGGGTTAAAGATATCACGATCCACGCCACGTGTCCAGGGTATAACTTCACCCCCAAAGCCATGCGACTTGAGTTCACGAACCATGCTGGGTGTTGTGGTTAAGAC